CAGCACTGGCTATCTAAATGTTGCTTATACGAGTGCAACGCAAATGGCAGATCGTGTAAAAGGGCGTGCAGTTGCACAAACCGTGCAATATAACTGTACAGGATTTACTGGTACAATTGAATGTCAGGCAACGCAAGATTATCTCAGTGTTAGTAATGCTGCTACTTGGGTTGTTATACAAGATGTCACACTTAACAACATGACAGGCAACGGATATTTTAATTTCTATGGTAAATTTAACGCTGTACGATTTAAAATAACACAAACTAGCGGCACTGTAAATTATATCGCATATCGTCCTTGACATTTGTTATAAATCTGTTATATTAGTGTTATGGAAATTACTGACCAAATCATGCAGCATCTGCCATGGAAACGCAAATCCACGCCTAGCGGTTGGATAAGTTTCAATGCTGTCTGCTGTCATCATAATGGTCAAAATGTTGATACTCGTGGTCGTGGTGGCGTTATGCCATCGCCAGAAGGCGGCATAACTGCGCATTGTTTCAATTGTCATTACACTGCTTCTTGGCAACCAGGTCGCCGTCTTTCTTACAAGATGCGGCGGTGGATGTCTTGGCTTGGCATGGGCGACGACGAGATTGGTCGTCTTGCTCTTTTTGCTATCAGTCAAGAAAGCTATGAACAAGTTGTAGTTGAAACTCGTGAGTTACCTACTTACGAACCTCGTGATCCGTGTCCTGGTCGCCCTATTACAAGTTGGTTAAATGATGGATATATCAATGAAAACGATTATAACAGTCTTGAAAATGCTATCAATTATCTTGATTCTAGAGGTTTTGGCGATAAGTTATCTGATTTTTACTGGACAGACGACCCTTTACTAAGAAACCGTGTGCTTGTTCCATTTACTTGGAAAAACAAACCTATGGGATTTAGTGGGCGGCTGTTTGAAGATGGTAAAAAGAAAGTCAAATATTTTTCTAACTATCCAAGTAATTTGATATGGGGCTATGATCGGCAACACAAGGATGCACAGTTTTGCATCGTCGTTGAAGGATTGCTTGATGCAGTTGCTATTGGTGCACTTGCTATTTGTAGCAATGAAATCAATGATGGACAGGCTCAAGTTATTGAGACACTTGACCGTGATATCATTGTCGTGCCTGATCGTGATAAAGCTGGTGGGGCAATGGTAGATGCTGCACTAAAATATGGTTGGGGAGTAGCATTTCCTGATTGGGAAGCGGGAATTAAAGATGTATCAGATGCTGTTGCTAAGTATGGGCAGTTGTTTACTATGCGTAGTATTTTAAACAGTGTGCAGAATAATAAATTAAAAATACAGTTACATTCACGAAAGTGGTTTTAATGTTTAAACCTAAAATATGCATAGTATTCAATGGTGGTGCATGTGGCGATTTTCTTACTTTTCTTATTTTGCAGCAGCGATATAAGTTGCCAACAGAAAGCAGAATTATTGATGATAACGGTGCCCTTGAACAAGGTATAGAAAGTATTTCTAAACGATATTTTCATTCTCTTTTTTTTAATAATAGTTTTGAAGAAAATATATCATCTTATGAATATGATACTGGCAACTCGCATTTCTGCAATAACGAAATAATTAATCGTTTTCCAAAATGTAAATTTTATTATATAGATGATAGTCTGTTTTGTGAAGTTACCACGGCGGCGTTTGTTAAAAAAAGAATAAATCAAGATTATTCGAGTATAATTGAATGGTTGAAATGCAATTCTGGAAATCCTAAATTTGCAAAAATAAAATATCCAAACGAAGAAACCGCATTGTTGGCAATACAAAAAAGTAGACTACATGCACTAAATGAATGGAAAAAACTAGGAATAAACAGAATAGATATAGTTGATATTTTTGATAAAAATAAATGTAAAACATTGGTTAATAATATTTCCCAAGTTGAGTTTGATAATACTTTATTTGAAAGTACTTACGATTGCTGGGCAAGCAAAAACAAATGGCTTATCGACTTAACTAAAAATAGTGACAACAACCAAGAATAAAGATATAATACACATATGGCAAAAACATACGACGCACAAATCCAAAAGCTATTCATTGAAATGATGCTGAGCGATTCGCAAAGTTATGTGCGCGTTCAAAATATTTTTAATCCAAATAACTTTGATCGTAGTTTAAAAAGTGCAGCAGAGTTCATTAAGGAACACTGTGAAAAGCATACTATTATGCCGTTGCATGAGCAAATTAATGCTGCCACCAATAATACATTTCAACCAATTTCTGGAATGACAGATGACCATACCTCTTGGTTTTTAGATGAGTTCGAGGGATTTACTAGACAAAAAGAACTTGAACGAGCAATTCTTGCCGCTGCTGACTTGCTTGAGAAAGGCGATTTTGATCCTGTTGAGAAACTTATTAAGGATGCAGTGCAAATTAGCTTGACTAAAGACCTTGGCACAGACTACTTTGCTGATCCTAAAGCCCGTTTGATGAGAATTAAAGATAACAATGGGCAGGTTTCTACAGGATGGAACGCACTTGACCAGAAACTATTTGGTGGGTTTAATAAGGGCGAGTTGAATATATTTGCTGGTGGTAGCGGTAGCGGTAAGTCACTGTTTATGCAAAACATTGCAGTTAACTGGATGCAACTTGGTCTCAATGGCGTTTATATTACGCTAGAATTGAGTGAAGAACTAACCTCTATGCGTATTGATAGTATGATTACTAATATTCCAAGTAAAGATATCTTCAGAGATATTGACAATGTAGATATGAAGGTTATCATGATGGGTAAAAAGAGTGGTAAGTTACAAATCAAATATTTGCCAGCGCAAAGCAATATCAACGATGTTCGTGCTTATATTAAAGAACTGCAAATCCGCAGCGGTCGTCGTGTAGATTTTGTTATGATTGATTATCTTGATTTGCTAATGCCTGTTAGTGCAAAGGTTAGCCCAAGTGATTTGTTTGTCAAGGACAAGTATGTAAGTGAGGAAATTCGTAATTTTGCCAAAGAAATGCAAATCTTATTGGTTACAGCATCGCAGTTAAATCGTGCAAGTGTTGAAGAAGTAGAGTTTGACCACAGTCATATTAGTGGCGGTATTTCAAAAATCAATACTGCAGACAATCTATTCGGCATTTTTACAACACGCAGTATGCGTGAGCACGGCAAATATCAACTTCAAATTATGAAAACTCGTAGCAGCAGTGGCGTTGGACAAAAGGTTGAACTTGAATTTGATATTGATAGTTTGCGTATTCGCGATCTTCCAGATGATGATAGCCAAACATCTCAGTTCAAGAAACCATCAAATACTATCTTCGACGGTCTTAAAACTGGCAGTGTCGTAAGAGCGGCTGGCAACATTGATACTGAATCTAGTAAAGTCACGGCAACAGTCGATAGCAGCAGATTAAAAAGTATGTTAGCTAATATTAAATCTTCAAAATAATGACAACATAAATATGTTATGTTTAAAGAATTAGAAGATTTTGTTGATTTAAGTCATATTGACATTGATTTTAATAAATTTAGAAGCCAAGTAGTTAAACATCATTTTGAATGTTTTAATTTAACAGGAAGTAATAGAATTTGGCTAAGAACGCATGACACATCTTTGCCTATAGAAAAACAAATTAACCCAAACAAAACAACAGTAACAAGTTTGTCTGTTGATGCGTTAGATGGGTTTGCTGATATTAACTGGAACAATTTAATAGAAAATTTTAGATTAGTAAAACCAAAAGATTTTATATATTATACTACATTACTAACCGAAAAATTTCCATATATCATAGAAGTTTTAGACAAAATAGAAAAACTTTCAAATATTAAATTTGGAATTATTAATAGTTCTTTGATGAAACCAAGTTCATCATTGGATTTTCATACTGACTTTGGCAGTGCTAGATGGCATTTGCCAATAGTTACGCAAGTTCCAGAATGTTTTTTTTATGTCGATGATAGTTTTGTCACTATGCCAAGTTATACTAAATTGTACAAGCTGCACACCAACACCGTTCATAATGCGTTTAATAGTGGTAAAAAAGACAGATTACATCTTAATCTTACTAATGCTGATCAAGAACTAGTTTTTGATACTGCAGAAAAGTTGATTGAATTGCGAGAAAAATTAACAGATGTTGTTAAAACTCGTTTGGAAAAAATAGACAAAGTTGATTTATTGCTAAACAATTTATATTATAAAGGTCTTTATAAAAATCTAACATTAGATAAAAATTGATGTGTTTGTATTTTATCTAAAATATCTTTTTCATCTTTGTATATTAATTTTCCAAGTTTAATAAATCCAGGATTTAATCGTATATCTTTATATGAATATCCTAATTTTTTAAAAAATTCAGCATTCTTTTTAAAATATTTCCAACATTCATCATATTTAAATTCTGCATTATGCGCATTGTCATGTAGTCTAACAGTAAAATCAGCACTGTAATGTATCCATGGTTTAAATGCATCTGGATGAATATATTGATCGTTATCGCGCCATAAATCTTCTAGCGTTTTTCCTACCTCTACATAATTTAAAAACAACTCGCCAAATTTTATATGCCATTTTAAATTACTGTAATCACCGATATCTAATTTGCTTCTTTTTGGTAATGCAAAATATGTTGCAACAAATCTACTGACATTGTTATCACGAACATTTTCAACTCTATGAACATTAATGTTTAAATCACACAAGGCTTTGCGTACTTCTGGCGGCGCTGATAACCAAAACTCACTGTTTTGTTCATTAAGTAATCCATGATATTCTTCAAATACATGATGCAATAGATTAAGAGTATCAGTGTCGCTAATAGATGTCATTGCCCTGTCTATCAGCGGTTTAAATGAATTAATTGTTTCAATATTTCTATTGATTAAACCAATGGAAATCTTTGCATCTTCTTCGGCACTATTCATTCCATAGAATCTAGTAGGATCATCTACTGGTATGTTTAGCTTGTTTACTAAGTTTATCTTTTGTTTCCATTTTTCAACAATAGGAGTATCATCTAAATTAAACAACAGTTCATGCGTGTCAGAAAAATCATTGGGGTTGGCAAGGGTTATTTTAAATTGTTCAGACATACTATTATGTATTATTATATGTTATCCTTTATTATTTTTTAAAGCAACTATTCAATAAATATTCGTGGAGTATTAAGATTTGCGTAAACAAACCCGCTCAATATTAGACGAATTAAGTTCACTGACCATTAATAAAAATTCTGGTTTAGTGTTGGAGAGTCGTGCAAACCATATTATTAACAGTGCAATAAATTTAATTACGCAAATACGAGAAAATTATGATACTCCAGAAGCAGATGAACTTGAACGCAGATTAATTAATAGTATTCGTGGACAAGACCCTGCTAAATTTATTCGAGGTCTTAGGAAGATAAATGAGAGCCGTTGAGTTTTTGACAGAATTAACAAAGCCAGGCGAACCGCCACAAGTAGGCAGTCCTGAGTTTAAAGCTACTGCAGAGTCAATGAAGAAGTTCATTAACTATGCTATTTCTGAATATTCTAAAACCGTTGCTTTGCGAAATCAAAAAGACCCGCGAGTTGGTCAAGGCATATCTAAAGACCCAATGCAACTTGCCAAAGGCATTGAAGACGCAGTTTATGCCAATCTTAAGAAAATGGGCGCTGGCTTTATTACTGACACCGATATTGAGCGATTTAAAGAATATTTCTTAGGCGGTGCTGGCGCTACTGGTGGAGAACAACCCGCAGGTGCTGCTGGCGCTAATAAAGATACCAGTGCTGGCAGTTCTGCAGCAGGTGCCGCTGCTGGCGGAGAACAAAAACAACAAACTATACCACGAGGTGCTGAAGTAGAGATTGGAAAATCTCGTGCAGCAGGTGGCGGTGTAACAAAATATCGTTGGGAAGGCGCTAAGTGGGCAGAAGTTTCTCCTAGAACTGGCGGCAGTGGTAAATTTGCAAATGATAAAGTTGCGCAAGAACTTACTCGCCGTTATTTCTCAAAAACAAAAGAACCAGCAACTGGCAGCATGAATCCTGACCAGATAAAAGCGGCGGCGGCTGCTAAATCACCAGAAGATTTAAAAGTTAAAACTCCACAGCCTATAACTGTTGGTGGCGAAACAATTAAACCAAGTGATCCTCGTTATGCTGAAATTACTAAAAGATTAAACAGCAGTGTATACAGAAATCCTAGTAATATTATCAGTGAAGCTGCGGTTTCTTTTGATTCATCAACTAGTCTAATATCAGTTGACCCCGAACTAATTGATAAATTGGCAAATGATGCCGCTGAAACTTGGTACAAGAATCGTAAATGGTCAAATGATAATCCAGGAAAAAGTTTAGATTCTGGCGCTGGTAGTGAATCTGGGACTGGTAGTAGACTATCAAATCGTAACAGTCAACTACTAAAGTATATTGGTCTTGATCCAGATAGTCCAAATATTGCTCAAACATTGGCAAATACACTAGCTGATCCAAATAAAAGAGAAGCAGTAGCTAAATCACTGGCTAGACAGGGTATAATGCCGCAGAAGAGTAATACCCCATAAATCATAATTATGTATAAATAATAGTAGCGTAATAGACGCAATATTTTGGAGAATTAAAATGGCAGATTTTTATCGTATAAGTGGTAATGCTGGTCCTGCTGGTAGCATGATTAGTTTTATCGGTAAGACCCCTCTTGCAGTTGCAGGTTATGTTGCAGCAAGTGGCGGTAGTGCAGTTGACCTTCGTGGTGAAGTGGGTGTTAATTATGCAGTTCCTGCAATCCTAAACACTCTTGAGTCAAATGTCACTGTTCTTGCTTATCAGATTGAGAATGGTAGCGGTGGTAACATCAGTCTACTTCTTGAAGGTGCTTCACACTTCAGTGCAACCGACATTCAAGGCATCATTCGTAGCGCAGGAACAACTGTTGGTAACAACAGCGTTGATGTTACTGGCACTATGATCGCAGCTCGTGGTTTCAAGCTAAGCTATACTTAATATATCACAGATATATTAAACAAGTTCAAGGGCGGGTAACCGCCCTTTTTCTTTGTCTAAATTACTCTACTATAAGTAAAAACATGATTAGATGTATGACACTATTTGATATTACCAGAAATGGTGACTATCATGCCGCAGACCAACTTAAAAATTGGCACACTCTTATGCAAGCAATTAATATAAAATCTATTCCTACTATTCAATCTTATCCTAGAAAATTTTTTCGTAATACAGATGGTTTAGGGTTTGGTAAAAAATATAGTGGCCATGAAGAAATATGGATGTTTGATTTCAATATAGATAATTTTGATGGTGATATAACTGAGTTAGAAAGCAATATTGACCTTATACCAATGATTACTGGATTAGAAGAAACTGCCAAAAACCTTGATCATTATACTGTTACAAATGGCGATAATCAAAATATAGTGTTTTTATTATTATAAGTGTCATAATAAATATTATTTGCAATGCATGGAGTTGTTATGGCAAATAAACCATATGAAATAGAGCGAACCAGTTTAGAAGCGCATGTTGATATCTGTGCAGAGCGTTATGAACAAATGGATAATAAAATGAACACTATGGAAGCAAGACTTGCAAAGGTCGAATCCATAGTCAGCGAAATTAAATCTATGTTAATCGAAAAAGAAACTTTGGCTTATAAAAAACTCGTTGGCTTAGGAATTGGCATTATTGGCTCACTATTAACGGCACTTTT